GTCTGCAGAGTATGCGCGTGGGTCGTCAAGATAGTTATCAAGCGCGTCCCAGATTAGCGGCAGGCCTCCTTCGGTGTTGCCATGAACGCGCACCGTTACAAAGTGATTCGAAAATTCATGACCGTCACACTCTACATCCTTCAACCAACTCAAATTAGTGACGGCGCCGGTACTGTTTGCACAGATAACATTGTCGTCGTTGATATTGATAGTCATGGTCAGTCTCCTTGTAAAAATAAATGAACAGGTGCATCGGACTTGAGACCGATGCTGTGATTTAACATGCCCGATGCTGTGGACATGCCTCTCATCATTTTCTTGTGCGATGACAGCTAGCGAGCGCCCTACCATCCTCTGACCCGCCTCGGTGCTAACTGTTTTTAAGGAACCGTCGAGCCTTCTGCAAACGGTTCAGTTACTCTGTGCTGTTACGCTGGTCTACGTGAGCGCCCAAAGCGCTACATTCCGCGTGCGTAACTGGTTACAAGACTTGCACCAGCCGTTGCAAAGGCTGCTGGTCGAAGTCAGGTCGTTCATGGCTGTGTTCTTAATCATGTTGAATCTTGTTAAATTATATATCAAGAATGCTCATTCCTAACATATTTATTTTCAAGAAAAAGGAGACGCGCGCGCGCGACTATCACGATTGATTAGGGCGTGTCAAATTTATTATGCAGTCACCTTGTGAATCTTTTCACAGGTAAATTAGGTCATGTGCCCTAGTGGAGCTTGTGAATCTTTTCACTAGGGTAAATGCCCAATATTGGTCAAATGCCCGAATATTCAATCCTTGGCGCGTCACCGAATCACCGAAAACGCAGATCACCGAAAACGCAGATCCTTGGAACCAGAGATCCTCGAAATCAGAGATCCCTGGAACCAGAGATCATCCGAACTGGAGAGCATCCTATTATTCGGTGTTGACTTCTGTTAAGATTCGTGTTTCAATAGGCAGGTTGATTGATTCGGAACTCTTACCAGGAGATCAGAACATGCAGATAAATCTCGAAGCACTCATCAAGCTGCACGGGCAGTTGGAAGCACTCAAAACCACGTTGGACTTCATGGCCGGCGCCTGTATGGACGCGCACGCCGCCAACACCTACCATCCGAACCACGTCTTGTTCAATCAGATGGACGCCGCTATCACCAAGCTCGAGCGCCTGGTCGATGACGGCCGCGAAACACTCCAACGCGCCCAAGCGGAGGTGAACTAATGAAGGTTCATATCAGTCACACCGTAGAGGTTACTTTTGCCGAACGATGTGGAATCGCAACCTTTATGTGCGATCCCAAGCCAGATACACCCAACAAAGAAAATTGGGAATTACCCGACTTCGGGGTGGCAACAAATAAAGACGTGAAACAATATTTTGAGTCATATGGCACCTGCGCTAGAGACAACCTTGGATATTATGCGGAACAAAACGAATCGTATTGTCGGCACCAGGACGCCGAAATGAACGCGTTAGAAAAGCGGTGGACTAACATGTGTAAGGCCCTTGGGGAGTTGAACCGTTAACAACAGGGCTGGTCATCGCCAGCCTAGAGGCCATGCACGGCGTGGCTTCTGGAGTGGCGATGAACGCTGCTATTCGGAGACACATGACGGAGATCAAGATGGATAATAGATTCGACGAGCTTGACTCGACACAGCAGTTTGAAGTGAACAGCTATATCAATTCGCTGGCCAGTAATCCTGGCGACGCACCCTTTAAGGCGTGGCACGACTACGACTGCCAGGACCCGGAACAGCGCAAGCAGGCGATTCAGGCGTGCGTGGAAGTCGCCGCGCGTGAGGGTGAAGCGCTCACCATCACGCAAGTCTATCGGCGCAGTGGCTATAACAGTTCAACTTTTTATAAGTGGCGCGACTGCGCGCGGGTCTCGCTTCACGCGCACCAGTCCATTGTGCGCGTGCTTAGTCGCACATGGAAACCCAACGCCTCGTTGGACGTGAAAGACCAACAGGAACTCATAGAGCAACGCGTGCAGGCGGTGGAGGAAAAAGTGAAGGCGCTGAAGGCTCGGCAGGTGGAGCACGAGCAGAAGACCAAGCGTCAAATCACCAAACTGATACCGCTGTCACAGGTGGTCGCCAATAAGATGGGAATCGCAACGCCCACAAACGGAACCGGGACACCGAGCACCGCGCTCCTGGCGAGGATTCGTGAGGCGTGTGACCGCGCGAAGGTGTGCAACCGTGACGCGCGGTCGGGGTTCCCCATCGATACCGATCTCGCCCAAGCGCTTCAGGACATCGAGCGCCTAGCGAAGGATGACAGGACGATATGAAATACTATTTGAATAAAACACGCTTCGAAGCGTTACTCCTGCAGCACGGGCTGACGGTTCGAGAACTCGCGGGCCGGTCGGGCTTTCATGTCCAGCGCCTCTACCGTGCGCGGTGGGGAGAGCCGGTCAGTCGAGATACGCTGGCACGGCTGGCCTATCAGCTACGCGTGGATGTCAACCACCTCGTCAGGAAGCACCCACGCCATGTGCCGTTCCAGGAACCAGAGGTGCACCTCGAAGGTTAAAAAAAACCCCGACCCGCGAAGGAGAAACGCGGACCGGGGTCACTACCAGGAGACCAACATGAACACTGTCAGTGTAAGGGTGACACCCCCTTGGTGTCAAGCAGGAGCTTATGGAGGGCAGCATGATGTTTAATACCAGTGATGAAACCGCGGAGATTACCAAGGCGCTCGTGACGGCGCAGTTGGAGATGCCAGCCGCGGTGTCGAACAAGCGCGGTTACGAGAAGCACCAGTCGAACGATGTATCCGGCAAGAAGCCCCGGGTCTATGCGGACATTAACGCCGTGTTGCGGGCGGTCCGTCCCACGTTAAGCAAGCACGGCATTGCCATCGTGCAGGGCCCCAGTGTGTCCGTCTCGGACGCGGCCTGCACTCTGGTGAGCGTGGTCACGCGCCTGAGCCATACCAGTGGGGAATGGATGGAGTCAACCTGTTACATCAGGGCGAAGGATGACTCGGCCTGGTCGATTGGCAGCGCCATTACCTATGCCCGTCGGTATGGGCTCGTGGCGATGACCGGGTGTGTCTGCGCCGGCGAAACGATTGACGATGATGCCGAGGACGCGCAGTTCGGCGTCAAGGAAAACGGCGCTGTCGTCACCCTCAAGAAGCCGAAGGGCTATGACGCCTGGCAGAAGAGTCTGCTGAACATGACGTCGGCCAAGGACCTGGCCAAGGCGTGGAAGGATGCCAAGACATCCCCGCCGGCCATGCGCCAATTCCTGGCGGCCACGCAGGAGCCGTGGTTCACCGACCATCGCACCAAGCTCGAAGCGAACGACGCCGATGTCTAGGCGGCCAGCAGGTCGGATTGTGAACACGGGGGGGCAACGCTCCCCCGAGTGGTTTGCGGCGCGACTGGGACGCCTCAGTTCATCGCACGCCAAGGCAATGCTGGCCAAGGGGCGTGGAGAGGCGGAGGCTCAGTCTGTCGTCACCTTGCGCCAGGACCTGGTCGCGGAACGTCGCTCGGGCTGTCCGACGAACCGGTCCTACGCCACCGTCGCCATGCTCCGTGGGATAGTGAAGGAACCCGACGCGCGGTTCCGGTATGAGTGCGAGACAGGCGACCTCGTGCGCCAGGTCGACTATGTGGAGCACCACGAGGCCGCGCTATTGGCCGGGGCGTCGCCCGATGGACTCGTGGGGAACCGGCTCACCATTGTCGAACTCAAAGCCCCGTCCACCACGAAGCATCTTCGTAACTACGCGCGCGCCAAGCGCGGGGAGTTGCCCGACTCGGAGTATTTTCCCCAGCTACGCCATCTGGCGTGGTGTCTGGGGGGCGACGTGCAGCAGGTCGACTTTGTCTCGTTTGATGACCGCCTGACGCGCTTCGAAGAGCAGGTGGCGATCACGCGTGTGCCGATTGAGGCGCTGGACCTCGAAGCCTACGACACGATTGCGCGTCGCTTCCTGGAGTCGGTCGAGGAACAGATGGCGGACTTGGAGGCGCTCACTGATGAGTAATCTGCAGATTGCGGAAACCACAGGGCGCATCGAAGACGGGCGGTTGATCGTTACGAAGGGCGACCGGGCCACCTTGGAGGCGGCCATTCGCCAGTTGCCCACCGGAGAATACAGTGTGCGGGTCAGCCGGCTGGCTGGCACGCGCACGGCGGCGGCGAACGCCTATTATTATGCCGTGCTCAGGAAAATATCCGCCGTCTCAGACATATCTGTGCCAGAATTGCACGATGGGTTTAAGCAGCGGTTCATTCCGGCGGAGCCAACGAGCTTGGTCAACACGCGTGGCGACGTCGTGGAACTGCCTGGGATTCCCAGTTCGCGCCACCTGAGCGTCGCTGACTTCTATGACTACACCGAACGCGTCACCGCCTTCGCCTGCGAGTTCTGGGGGATGGAGTTTTGACATTCTTCGTCACGCCTGGACACGCCTCGGCGCCTGGTGGCACCGTGCCACCTTGCCCCTTCCATATTCGAGTGACATTGACCGCGTTATGTATGTCTATGGACGCTATGAAGCTCACCCTGAACGCTACCACAACCCAACACGTCACCAAGGAGACCCGCCACCATGAGCGATAAGCACACGCCCGCCTTTATGTTCTACCCGCAGGACTGGGACACCGGCACACAGGCCATGACGTTAGCCCAGCGCGGGCTCTACTGTTCACTTCTCTGCTACCAGTGGGCACACACCTATCTGCCCGACCCCAAGGACGAGGAAATGTATGCCCGCATCTGCCGGTGCGCCGTCCGCGAAATTCGGCGCCACTGGCCCGCCATCCAAGAGAAGTTTATTGCGGACGACCAAGGACGTCTCTACAATGAACGCCTTCAGGCGGAACGGGAGCGCCAGAAAAGTTACCGCACCAAGCAGGCCAAGAACGGACGCGCGGGCGGCAAGGCAAGCTGGCAAGAGGGTTCGAAGCGCTTCGACGGTAGCACCGCTATAGCCGCCACAATTCCCTCTGGTAGCACCGCTAGGCGTAAACCCGGACGCCGGGTTCAGAAGCTCCATCAGGGGTTTCAAGGCCTAGACGAATTGGTGGGTGCCAAATGACCCGCGCCGACGTGGAGCCCTTCAAACAGTTATTTGTGGTGATGGCGCAGCGCATGGCGGTGCCGGAAGAGAAGCTCTCGGGTGCCGGGAGCTATTTCCTGGCCTTCCAGGAAGAGGACCCGGCCATCCCGTTCGAGTGCGTAAAGACCGCCGGACTCGAACTCACGCGGGCGACGGGGGCGACGTTCTTCCCCACAGCCCCGGCGTGGCTGGACCGCGCTAAGGCGCTGCAACGGACCACACAACTCGCCAGCGCCCAGCGCCAACTCACGGCACACCAGGATGACGACTCCCCTTACCACTGTCGGGACTGTTCGGATACGAGTTGGGCGCCCCAGCCAGAGACTGTCGACCCGCGCACGGGGCTCTCAATTGGGTCAGTGGCGCGCTGTGGGTGCGTGGAAACCAACCCCAAGCTCCAAGCTGAGCGACTCATGCGCCAGGCCCGTCACGTAGGGCGCCAGTCGTGAACCTGCGGTTCCCCAAGCCCGAGCGTCGCAAGACGCAAAAGGCGCGACTCATGCGTGAGCGCGCGGCGCTTCGACAGTCCGTCAGGAAAGACGTCTTCGCCAGGGACCGCGTCTGTCGCGCCTGCGGCCAATGTACGCCTGAGCACCTCCACCATATTCACTATCGCAGTCAGGGGGGTGAGGACTCCACGAATAACACTTGCGCCGTGTGTGTTAAATGTCACGGAGACATTCACGACAGGAAGATCGATCTGGAGCCTGTCACCACCCGCGGGGCCAATGGACCGCTTGATGTGCAGCGGAGGTTCAAATGAAACAACGGGCGCGCGTCGATAAGAACCACCAGGAAATTATGAGATGTCTCAAGAGACTGGGTTGCACCGTACTCTCGCTCCATTCTCAGGGTAACGGGTGCCCCGATCTGTTAATTAGTTACCAGCAACAGTGCTATCTCATCGAGGTCAAAGACACGGGCGGGAAGCTGCGCGAAAGCCAGAAAGCCTTTATGCAGAATTGGGGCAGTCCCGTGTATGTGGTGCATAGCACGAACGAAGTGGTGAGTTTACTCAATAAGCTAAGGAGAGCCGATGACCCAGCATAGCTTCGAGTTTCGATCGCCGAGCATGAGTCGCTTTGCCGGCGAGAAGATAACCTTTATGGATTACCACCGTGAGCACCCCTGGATTTATGAGAGCCTACGGGCGCTAGCCCTTGACGCGAAAGCCCAGGGGCAGACGCGCATTGGCATGATGGGGTTGATCAATCAGTTGCGCTGGTCGCACGCGCGTGGCAGCACGACCGACGAGTTTCGCTTTAACAATGATTATTGTCCAGACTACGCACGACTTTTGATGGCTACAGTGCCGGAATTAGCCGGCCTGTTCGAAACACGAGGACGAAAACATGGCAAATGACGGATACCGACTGACAGGCTTATGGCAGAAAAACGCAGGGGGTCGCACCTTGTTTAGTGGCAGTTGCACCCGCGACCAGTTGCGAGAAATGGTGGGCCAGGTGGATGCGTCGCGCACCCCGCAGGACCCGCCCGAGAACCAGGACAAGTTCAGCTTCACCGTCTGGGTGAATGACGCGGACGACAAGCGCAGCGAGACATCACCCGATGCCTCCGTGGTCGTCGCCAAACCGTGGGTGAAGGAGCAGCGCGCCTCAGCCACGCCAGTGGCCACGGTCGTGGACGATGACATCCCGTTTTAGCTAACTGCTGCCGGCTGGGACGCGGGGGCTGCATGGGCAAAACTCAAGGCCCGACTCAGCCATCCGTTGAGGTAGCAGAGTTGGTCAGGGTTTTTGGTGACGTGCTTGGCGAGTCGCAGCGCTCGAATGACCGCGAGTCGCACGTGGAGGTCATCGTCGGCTCCCACACAGGCATGGGTCGTCTTGATGCCACAGATACCGTCCACGAGGACATTGCCCAAGGCCTTCTGGAGATCGAGTATGGCGATATAGGGTCCAGAGAGGACCGCGTCATCAATTACCTGTGCCTGAATTTTCAACCGGTCCAGGCGGTTAATCCCATTGGCTTCGACATAGCGGCGCCTGAGGATCGAAAGCGCCTCATCCTCGGTGAGATTGCGAAGTTCTTTGCGGGTACACCGCCGACCGCGCCACGCTTCCAGCGTTCGCTGGGTAATCCCGCCCTTCGTAGGACCACCTCGATCTCGTTGGTCTTCGGTGTAAGTAGGCCATCCCTCACGTTGCAGGATGTCGGCCAAGATGGTGTCAACCTTCACAGTCAATCCCGAAAGCTCGTGACCAGCGCACTGACGACGGCGCTCACTAGCGCCCCAATAATGGCGGCATATTTCAGCATCGTGTTTTTGGATTCCATCGCACGATCATCTCGGTCCGTAAGGACGGCGACCTTCGCGCTCAGGCGATTGACGGAACTCGACAACTGATCCAGCTTGGCATCATGTCGGTCCATCCTTCCAAGAAGTTGTTGGATTTCCGTCGACATGATTAGCCACTCTTGTTGTTCTCAAACTCCTCGATGGCGTTTTCTAGAGCCACCACTGCGTCAATCACCTTCCGCGCACACTGATCCACAGTAGCTGACGAGAGCAGTTGCTTTTGGGTGACCTGCTGCGAGATGTGCAGCATACTTAAGACGAGTTGGACCGCTGCATCCTGCTTCTCTTTTCCCTTGCCACTGGTAAGACACTTCTCGACCCACTGGACCGCATCGATCAGGAAAGGTACCAGCGACATCGCTTTCTGAAGAAAACCACCCATGATTATTGCTCCTTTGCAGGGCTGACAAACTTGCGTTGGACAAAACTGACCACCGCAATGACGGTGGAGATGGTGATCGATAACTGTTCAACTGTGAGTTCCAGGCCAAAGGCTCCGGCAAGGGCGACCGCGACCGTAATCGCACCGCCATACATCACGGGTTCGTTTTTCAGTGTTGGTTTATTCTGCATAATATTTGAGACTGCTTTCTGAATAGTCGTGACCAGCGCCTTGCGCTTGGTCGCTGGCATGTCCGTGTTCTCTAGGAAGCCTCCGAGTTTGTGACCGAGAAACCATGTCACGGCCTTGCGCTTCAGGCTCCCAATCATGGAAGCGAATGCTCGTCTTTATACGCCTGCTTATACGCGGCCTTCAAGTCCTCCTGCACATCCACTA